TGGGGTGGTAGCAGTTGTGCCAGGACACGGCCATGTAGTCAGCCAGCGCGAGGATGTCGCGATCCACTTCGGTCTTCAGACCCTGCTGTTCGCCAGAGGCCACAGCGCCGGGGGTGAAGAAGTAGGTGGCGTACTTCTTGCTGGAGCCAGAACCAGAGGTCTGCACATCGTCGCTGACGATCACGCGCATGCCCATGAAGAAGGGCACGCTGGCATCAGCGGTGAACGCAGCAGCCACAGAACCACCGAACACATCGGGGGTAGCAGCGTTGGAAGCAGCAGCGGTAGCGCGAGCTTCAGCAGCGGTCACGTAGTCAATGGCGCGGCGCTCCACCAAGTCGTAGTAGACGGCGGAGTGCATGCAGATGGCGGAGAGCTTGTCGCCCTGATCGCCCAGCAGTGCGCGAGCCTTGGCCACATGACGGGCGGTGAGGGGAGTTTCACCCGAACCACCGGCGTCAAAGGTCAGGTCGATGAAGGCAGCGCCAGTGTTGGCGGAACCGACAGCACCGAACACACCACCGAGGGTGGCCAGCAGATCCTTTTGCTGTTGGAAGGCGATGTAGGAAGCAACTTTGTTGCCGATGGCCTGCATCGGGTCATCCCCAGATGCCAGCTTCGCCAGCTCACGCACGCCCCAGGCACGGCCGCGATGCAGGAACACACCGCGCTGCTTGTCGGCGGTGATGTTGCCAGGAGTCAGGCTGCCGGAGTCGCTCAGGACTTCAGCATCGCCGCTCAGGTTGGCATCCCAAAAGGGCACGTTCACGTAGTCGCCACCGTCACCACCGTTCAGGGCAGCGAGGGGCTGAACAACGCCAGAAGCGATGAAAGCGTTTTGAAGGGTAGTGGCCTCTTCGAGATAGGGGGTAAAAATCTCGGGGATGACCACATCAGACCGCACAGTGGCAGCCATGGTGTTCTCCAGGTTGGGGGTTTACAAAGGCGGCCAACAGCCATTCAGGGCGCCAACAGCCACCCGTTACCTGTAAGTATTCCGCTGCGTGTTACTTACCAGCAGCGGCTTTAAGGCGTGCGTACAACTCAGGATCGGTCTTGTAAATGCGAGCCTGTTCGGTGAGGTTGTAGTGCTCCCGACTAAAGGGGTTCTTGCTGCCAGCCGGTAGCTCACCACCGCCACCACTACGGCCGACCGGTGCGCCAGTGCCTTGGGGCTTGGGTGCCTTGAGGCGGTATTGCGGCAGGCTGGTGCGTGCCCAGTCGTTGATGGGCGTGCGCTGATAGCCATCCACAACCACGACGGTGCCATCAGCTTCGCGTTCAATCTGCTCAGGCTTGAGCTTGAGGCGAATCACCTCATCGGGGTCATGCACCGTGTCCGCCAATGCGGCGACAGCAGGGCCGATCAGTTTCAGCTCGCGGTTCTCCGCTTCCAAGGCATCCAGCCGCTGCTGCAGTTGTGATTCGCGCTCACGGAACTGCGCTTCGAGGGCTTGCCGTGCTTCGGCGTATTTGCCCTGTTGCTCCAGCTGCGCCTGCTCGTGTTCCTGCTTGAACTTGATCAGCCCATCAACGTCCACACCATCCGGCAGTGCCCGCAGCTTGTCTTTGGCCTGGCCGAGTTGGCGCTCCAGCTTTTGGTTGTGCTGGATCAAGGACTCAATCTTCGACTGCAGCGCAGAAGCATCAACCGAGGATTGACTCGGTGACTCTTGCTGATCGAGATCGTCAGACAAAACAGCAACAAACGATGTATCGCTGAAAGTATAACTAGCGTTCGCTAGCGGCTCAATTCAACTGCTGGAGGTTGGCATCAAGCTGTGCGGCTTGTGCATCCAAGCGTTGTGCTTGCTGCGCTTGTGTGGCTTCAATCTCGGCGTCCACATTGAAATCGTCGTAGAGCCACTCACCGTCAGCGAGCTGGATCAGCAGCGTTTCTTGGGTGATGTCGCCGTTCATGCGCAGCTTGATCAGCTCTGCGACGTGGGCGGGCTCCAGCGTGCGGGCCACGAAGTCGTTGTTCACCATGCTGCTGCCGGAGGTGGGCAGGTTCAGGTAGGCGGCGTGGAACTGCAGGCAGCTGTCGATCAGGTTCTGCAGGCCGATGGCCACCGCCTGGAGAGCGGCGTCGCCTTGGCTGCGTTCAATCGCCTTGGATTCGGCAGCTTGGTTGGTCATGTTCTGACCGAGCACAGCAGCCAGACCTAGTTCCGCGATTTGCTTTTCGATGCGGTCCAGCTCAGTGAAGCGGGCTTGATAGCTGGTGCCGGTGGGTTCAGTGAACTCAGCGCGGGCATCCACCGGGAAGGCCATGGCCGAGTTGGGGCCAGCCTCTAGCTCGTCGACTTCGGCAGGCACACCGAAGAGGTTGTAACGGGGGACTGCGGCGACGTGGAGGATGTTGGCCTGATCGGATTCGCAGCGGTAGGCCTTGAGGTTCAGCCAGGCCACCTCTTCTAGAGGCGGGGTGGATTCGAGGATGCCGGTGCGGTTGGCATAGGCCACCGCAAAGGGAATCCGGTCAAGGGTGGTGGTGCCTTCGGAGATCAGCTCCCAGTCGCGGTTCTTGGAGGCCTGCTTGCGGTAGAGACGGAAGCGGCCGATCTCCAGCACGCGCACCTGCTCCACCAGTTCCTCGCCGAACTCGCCGTAGGGCACGACCACCTGCTCGCGCAGGCGTAGCTGCGTCAGCTGCTGGGAGCCGTTCACCACATCCGTGCGCCAGCCGAGGATGTCGCGCGGCGTGTAGCTGACCCAGTAGGGGCGCTCAAAAGTGGTCACGGGGGTGTCATCCCCTTCATCACCACGGGGGAAGTCCACCAGCACACCAACGTGGCCGTAGCGGATGCACTTCCGCGCCAGATCCTGCAGGTAGACGTTGAGATCTGCACCGCTCAGATCCACGTCGTAGAGGTGCTCCTGGATCACGTCAGGCACGTTGTCCAGCCGCACCGGCTTGCGGGTGAGCATGCCGGCCAGCATCTGCTCTAGGCGCAGGGTGTATGGAGGGCAGACGGAACGGGCGAGGCGGGCCTGATAGCTCTCGTCGTCTTCCTTGGGTTCCTGCGGCAGGTAGCGGCGGCCGGCCGCTTGCATGCCGAGGGTGCCAAGACTGAGCTGCTCGATGAGCCGCCAGCGCGGCTCCATGCGCAACCACGGAATCCCAGGGTCATGAACCTGCAAATCCTTGATGGTGGTCAAGGCAAGGTTCAGGTTGGTGGTGGCAGCGAGGGTATGCACGGCAGCTCAGGTAAGGGCGATCAACAACCGATCACTTGCGACGACGACGGGAAGGAGCCTTGCCACCGCCATAAGCTGCGGCCTTGGCATCAAGAGCGGCATTGCGAGAAGTGGCTTTAGCGGCCATGGCAGAACCTTTGGCGCGACCAGCAGCTCGGGCAGCGGTGACCCCAGAGGATGCCGACTTTTTGCCCTTACCACTCAGGTTATTGCTAACCCGAGTGAGGCCGGACTTTGCACCGCCAGCTTGACGATTCCAGAACGCTTTTTCCTTAGCGGAAGACTTGGGATTGCTAGCAACTTTGCTGGCCGTTTTAGTCAGCTCACGAGCTTTGCCGCTGGCTTCTTTGTACTTAGCGCGTGCGCTCTCATTCTTGGCACTTTTACCCATCTTCCCGCCACCGCCTTTACCACCGCCGCCACCACCACCGCCGCCGCCACCAGCGAAACGACCGTTGTTGTCACGCTTGTAAGAACGGGCCATGAGGGAGGCAAACTCTACGGCTAGGTTTCCGGTGGCTTACGGAGCGGCTAGAGCTTTCCTAACTGTGTAGCGGGAGAGGTTGAGGCGGCTGGCGATCTTGGTCTGGCTCAGGCCTGCAGAATGCAGACGACGGATGCGCTGCTGCTGGGACTCAGTAGCCCAGAGCAGGAGGATGAGCGGGAAGAGCAGGATCACCGCCACCCACGCGAGGGTGGTTGTCATGGCAGTGATGAAATGGGGTGGTTAGAAGCCGCCGGGGAGTCCGAAGAGGCCGCCGGGTTCAACTAACCGAGCGAAGCCTAGCCCATGATCGGTGGCTA